CAACCAAGGAGGTGCGCAATGCGACCACTGATATTCCTTACGAGTCTGACCTTGTTCTTGAGCGCCTGCGAGAGGTTGCCAAGCGAGGGCAGGGCAAGCGCAATCCTTGACGCTGCTGTACCGGCATCACAAAACCATGCTGGTTCACTCGTTGGTTCTGATGTAGACCGTATGCGTCGTACAGGTCTGGAACTAATCACGATTGTGAATTGCTGGCCAGATGGGTGTGCAAGGTGACCAAGGACCCAAGGCTAGATCGAGCAGGGGTATCAGGTTTCAATAAACCTAAACGTACCCCTGACCACCCTAAGAAGTCTCACGTCGTTGTGGCCAAGGTTGGCGATAAAATAAAGACAATCAGATTTGGAGAGCAAGGTGCAAGCACAGCTGGTAAACCTAAGGCTGGTGAGTCTGACAAGATGAAAGCTAAGCGTAAGAGCTTTAAGGCTCGTCACGGAAAGAACATAGCTAAGGGCAAGATGTCTGCGGCACACTGGTCCTCAGTGACCAAGTGGTAAAGTACCAAAGAAGATTGCTAAGAAGACTCCTAGGAAAGGCAAGTAAATGGCACGAGAACTAACAGACAAACAGCAGCTCTTCCTTGATGTACTCTTTGAGGAAGCAGAGGGTGTATACTACAAAGCTAAACAACTGGCAGGGTACAGTGACAACGTCTCTACGTCATCTATTGTTAACGTACTAGAGAACGAGATTGCAGAGCTGACTAAGAAGTTTCTTGTCTCCACCGGTGTGCAGGCTGCTTGGGCTATGAAGGGTGTCATGGACGATCCTACTGCTCTTGGTAACAAGGAGAAGATGGCTGCTGCTAAGGACTTCCTGGACCGTGCTGGTCACAAAGGAGCTGATAAAGTAGAGATCAAAGCTGAGTCTCCTATCTTCATCCTACCCGAGAAACAATCATGATCACACTAAAAGAGTTTAACAGTAGGTTCAAGTGGGTCGATGATGGCAAACTGGACAGTTGGCAGATACTAAGTGGTGTTGGTCCTCTCGAAGGAGACTGTGACGACTATGCAGTTACTGCTTCATACATTGAGTCAGGAAGCTTGACTCGTATGTGGTGGAACCTTCTAACCTTAAAGCATGTACACTGGTTTGTTTGGGACGATAGGGATCAGTCACACCTTGCACTCTGGGTTAAGGGTAAGGGTTGGATTGACAATCAGTACCCTGCTTACTACAAGGAACTAAGACATAAGAAGCGATACCCTGTTTTGCTGCCTATGGTCATCTTGAAGATGTTTATCGGTAAGTTTGTAAAGTAAACCTTGACAAAGGAGGTCTAAGTGGCTAAAATAACAACAGAGTTTAAGTTACCTAAGCCTCCTCTCGGTCCTGACGGATACAGATTCCTACCTGTAGTGCGTATAGGACGAGTAGTACCCTTCGGATACGAGCAAGACCCAGATGATAAAGACATTCTCCTCCCAATCGAGGAAGAACTTCTACTGATGGAGAAAGCTAAGGGTTTCTTAAAGCAATACAGCTACCGAGATGTAGCAAACTGGTTAAGCACAAACAGTGGGAAGTATATCTCCCACTCAGGATTGATGACAAGGGTTAAAAGTGAGCAACAGCGTACGAAAGAATCTGCAAACTACCGCTACCTCGCCCGATGCTACAAAGAAGCGAGTGAAAAAGCCCAACACATCGAAGAAAGAAGTCTTGGTCGTAGAGAAACCACAACAGGAAGTACCGATCCAACCAATTAAGGTCCCTGCTAGGGTTAAGGCTCCAGACGTTGACGTTAAGAAAGCTATTCAGGTTATCTTTGAAGCTAACCCAGGTCCACAAGAGGACTTCCTAGCTTCATCAGAACAGGAAGTGTTATATGGTGGTCCTCTTGCAAGTGAAACTCTTGTAGTCACAGACAAAGGCCGTAAACGTATAGATGAAGTTTCTGTCGGGGACAAAGTACTAACACCTAAAGGTACTTTTACGGATGTGGTGGGTATTCCTTTCATTGGAACTGAGGAAAGCTACGAGCTTACCTTTAGTAACGGACACAAAGTTGTAGCTAGTGCTAATCACAAGTGGTCTGTTGGTACAGGGGACTGGGCTAAGACTGCCGGTGCCTTCCGTACTAAAAAGACTAACGAGCTTCTAAACTTTAAGCTCACACGCGGACGTAACAAGTACCAGCTTCCAGTGGTCTCTACTTTTGAGTACAAAGAGCAAGACCACTACATCAGCCCGTACATTATGGGTGTACTCCTTGCTGATGGGTGTGTTACTCGTTCTGTTCAAATCTTTACTGCTGATGAGCAAGTAGTGCAGCGAGTACAAGGAGAGCTTCATGAGGACTACGAGGCTGTCTTCAGACAAACTGTAGCCTACGGTATTGTCAAGAAGTCCCGTAAGAAAGGTAAAGGTGTTCTAAACGACTACAAAGAAGAGTTAACGAGACTAGGTCTCTTTGGACACACAGCTTTCACTAAGAAGATACTTAACTCGTACCTGTATGATAGCGTAGAGAATCGTCACAGTTTACTTCAAGGTCTCATGGACTCTGATGGAACGTGTAGAGGACCGGACCAAGGCAGGCGGTCTGCTGAGGCAAAGTATACTACGGTGTCTAAGGACCTCAAAACTACGTTTATGTCTCTTGCTGAAGGTTTAGGTTTTAACACGTCGTGCCACACTGAAACCCTTACCACTGGTTCTACCGCTTACCGCATCACTATCAGCGGGTCGAGCTTGAACCCGTTCTACTTGAAGAGAAAGGCTGACAACTATAGCTCCTTTCCAGCGGGTATAAATAAAGTTATGATTACCGACATCAAACCTGTAGGAATTAAACATGTTCGTTGTATAACAGTTGCTGATGAAGACTCCCTCTTTGTACTCGACAGAAACATAACTACGCACAACAGTGCTGGCGGCGGGAAAAGTTTTGCCATGGTAGCTGACCCTGTTCGTTACTTTAACAACCCTAAAGCTAACATGCTTCTGGTTCGTCGGTCTACAGAAGAACTAAGAGAACTAATCTCTGTATCTAAAGAGCTTTACCCTAAAGCTGTCCCTGGTGCTAAGTTCCTTGAGAGGGAGAAGACTTGGATTATGCCTAGCGGCGCTACACTCTGGATGTCCTACCTAGACAAAGACGATGATGTCTCTCGCTACCAAGGGCAAGCGTTTAACTGGGTTGGGTTCGATGAGCTTACTCAATGGGCTTCACCCTACGCTTGGAACTATATGCGTACTCGTCTTCGTACCTCTAAAGGCTCTAATCTACCGTTAATACAGCGGGCAACGTCTAATCCAGGAGGTCCTGGCCATTGTATACCTTACGGAGACGTCTTGACGGATAAAGGCTGGGTAGACATTAAGACTGTTAAGGTAGGAGACAAAGTGCTTACCCCCTGCGGCGGAGAGCTAGTCTACAAGTCTGTCTCCTCTGTTATCAAAGAGCAATACGAAGGTGACATGATTATTCGGGATGGTCGTGGTCTGAAGATGGAGTTCACGTCTAACCACAGGCTGCCTCAGGAACTTCAAGAGACACACATTCGTCCTTACACGGACCTACCTAACCAAGCCACTATCAAGAGAGCTGGAGAGAAACTTAAGGGCAGCACTACTGAGACTTTCACAGTGCCCCCTGTGTCTACACGGAAGTTAAAAACAGAGCAACCAGATACGTTAGCGTACCGAGACTACGTAGAACTTATGGGTTGGTTTATTTCAGAAGGACATACACTAGACCGTGATAAAGAGTTTGGTATCTCTCAGTGTAAAGAACCACAGAGAACTGAGATACAGGAGCTACTAGATCGCTGTAAGTTCTCTTATCGTGTATCTCGTACTGGGTTCCAAGTGTCCTCCCCTAAGTGGTGGGCTTACTTAAAAACCCAGGGGAAGTGTCGTGACAAGTACATCCCTAGGGAGCTGCTTGATTCAGACCTACTGGATACCTTAGCCCAAGCCTTAATGGATGGGGATGGAACTTGGGGTGTCCGTGGGGAGTGCGGCCAGTACTTTACAACTTCTAAACAACTGTCATTAGACGTACAGGAAATGTTTGTTAAGCTAGGGTACAGTGTTTTCGCATCTCAAAGACAGAGAGAGAACAGGAAGGGTCTGTCCTACACAATCAACTTTAGTTTAAAGAAGACCTGGGAGCTTGATAAGAACCGAAATGTAGATACCAAGAGTTTTGCAGGGGAGGTCTACTGCCTGGAGGTTCCTGACACTGAGCTATTCTTTGTACGTCAAAAAGGTTGTGTTTGGTTGTCAGGTAACTCGTGGTGTAAGAAAATGTTCATCGACCCAGGTGTACATAACGAGCCATTCTGGGCCACAGACCATGAAACTGGTGAGAAACTTGTCTGGCCCGGTAGCTCTACCTTTGCGAGAGATAATAACCTAGTAGGGCAGCCTATGCTTAAGCGAAGGTTCATTCCTGCTACTCTGTTCGACAATCCATACCTAGCTGACGATGGTATGTACGAGGCTAACCTGCTGTCTATGCCTGAGCATCTTCGGCGACAACTACTAGAAGGAGACTGGGACATTGCTGAAGGAGCTGCATTCCCTGAGTTTAACCGTAAGATACACGTTGTGGAGCCTTACGACATACCAGATAACTGGACTAAGTTCCGTGCTGCAGATTATGGGTATTCATCTTACACAGGAATTCTTTGGTTTGCTGTAGACCCTAGCGACGAGAAACTTATAGCTTACCGTGAACTCTATGTTAGTAAGGTTCTAGCTGAGGACTTAGCTGATATGGTCCTCGAAGCAGAG